ATTAAAATTATGGCAGTAAATGCAGTCCCAGGATTTGACTTACAACCATCTGCACAGCAGGTGCCACTAAGTACAAATTATATTACCAATTTTGATTTCTTGAATCAGTATCTACCAGATACATATGAAAAAGAATTTGAAAGATATGGTAACAGAACAGTAGCGTCATTCTTAAGAATGGTAGGCGCTGAAATGCCTTCAAACTCTGACCTTATCAAATGGGCAGAGCAAGGTAGATTACACGTAAAATACCAAGATTGTACATCAGGTTCAGCAGCAGGTGCTGGTACAAGAAGTGCACAATGGACTATTCCAAACAATACATCTAACTTTAACCCAGCTCTAGCAGGTGGTGCAAAAGCAGTATTAAGAGTAGGACAAACAGTAATGATTTCTGACAAAACACCAGGATCAAACCTACACAACAAAGGTATTGTTACAGTAGCTCCAACAGCTGGTAACCCTAATGTGGTAACTATTGCTTATTATGAAGCAACAGGACAAGCTATGGGCGCAGGTGTAGCGTGTGATATTTGGATTTATGGTTCTGAGTTCAATAAAGGAACAAACGGAATGATAGGTTCAAACGAATCAGATGATTTAATTTTCGATAACAAACCAATTATTATCAAAGATAAGTACCAAGTATCAGGTTCTGATATGGCACAGATTGGTTGGATTGAAATTTCAGGCGAAGACGGAGTAAATGGATACTTATGGTATCTTAAGTCTGAGCACGACACAAGATTAAGATTTGAAGATTACTTAGAAACAGCTATGCTTGAAGCAGTACCAGCAGGTGCAGGTTCAGGTGCAGGTGACTTCTTACAAGGAACAGGTGCTGGTTTATCAGCAGCAAACCTTAATGGTTCTGACGGTGTATTCTTTGTTGTTGAAGATAGAGGTAATGTATTTGGAGGTGGAAACCCACAAAACTTAGCTCAATTCGATAGCATAATCCAAAGACTAGATAAGCAAGGTTCTATTGAAGAAAACGTAATTTTCGTAGACAGACAGTTTTCATTTGATATTGACGATATGTTAGCAACTCAAAACTCTTACGGAGCTGGTGGTTCTTCATATGGTTTATTCGACAATGATAAAGACATGGCTTTAAATCTTGGTTTTACAGGATTTAGAAGAGGTTATGATTTTTATAAGTCTGACTGGAAATATCTAAACGATCCTACAATGAGAGGTGACTTAGGTGGTGGAGTTATCAACGGGTTATTAGTACCTGCTGGTTCTACTACAGTTTATGACCAAATTCTTGGTAAAAACGCTAAAAGACCATTCTTACACGTAAGATATAGAGCTTCAGAAACTGAGGACAGAAGATACAAAACTTGGATTACTGGTTCAGCTGGTGGTGCAAGAACTTCTGATCTTGACGCAATGGAGGTCAATTTCTTATCTGAAAGAGCTGTTTGTACTTTAGGTGCTAACAACTTCTTCTTATTTAAGGATTAATATTTACATAAGTTTTACCCCTACTTCGGTAGGGGTAGAATTTATTTTTAACGCAAATTAAATTTAATAAAATGAAAAAAAATAAAGTACACAAAGCCAAAGCCTATAGATTAAAAGGCGGCAAATCCCCACTAGCATACATGTTGAGTTCACGTCATTCTTCACGTTCTCCATTATTATATTTTGATGAGGAACAAGGAATTAATAGACCACTTAGATATGCACGAAACCAAAAAAGCCCATTTGAAGATGAGCAAGATGGTAATGCTATTTTAGAACCTGTAGTTTTTGAAGACGGTATGTTATTCGTGCCTAGAGAAAATCAAGTATTACAGCAGTTTTTACATTATCATCCATCTAATGGTATGATATTCGAAGAAATAGATGAAAGCAAAGATGCACAAGAAGAACTAGAAATGGTAGAGCTTGAGGTTGATGCTTTAGTTATAGCAAAGTCCATGGAGGTAGATCAACTGGTATCTGTTTGCAGAGTTTTAATGGGTGCTCAGGTAGAAAAATTAACAATACCTCAACTTAGAAGAGACATATTAATTTATGCTAAACAAAACCCTATTGATTTTATTGACACAATAAACGACCCTATGTTACAATTACAGGATGAAGTCAAACAATTTTTTATGAATGGGTATTTAGTATACAAAAACAACAATAAAGATGTATACTTTAACTTACCTAACAATAAAAAGAAGTTATTGACTGTTCCTTTTGGAGACGAGGGAGACTATGCTGTTGCAAGTTATATGCAAAGTGACGCAGGTTTAGAGATATATAAACACTTGCAGAAACGTCTGAAAAAAGATAAATAGAAAGCGTATCTTTGCTGTATTGTTTAACCCATTAAATTTTTTAACTATGGTAAAATATCTAAAAATCAGTTTAAGTGATGCTCATTATTTAATTCCTATTCACGATATTGTAGCTGTTGAGGTTGGCGCTAATACAAAAGTTGATATTCTTTTCAACCTTGTAGGCCACAGCGCATCAGGTGCAGCAGAAGTGTTAGGTGTTGAGTTAACAGCTACAACAGCTTCTGACGCAGCAAAAACTAAAGAGCAACTTAATAGTATCGTAGATGCTATTGAAGAAGCTTTAGGAACAAGCTGGACGAAGCCTTTCTATGTTCTTGAGCCAAAGTATCCAATTACTCAAATTGCTCAATTACAAGAAGCTTGGGCATAATTACGCTTAACAGAGAGTTAGAAGGGGCTTAAACAATTAGGCTCCTTTTTTTTTACTTATATTTGTATAAACAAATTTTAGTTATGGGTGTAATGATAAACAGTGTCCGAAACACAGTATTGGCAATAGCTAATAAAAACAATTACGGATATGTTTCTCCACAAGATTTTAACTTGTATGCACAGCAAGCCCAAATGGACTTGTTTGAAAATTATTTTTATCAATACAATAATTGGATTACAAAAGAAAATCAACGTGTTTCAGGAACAGGATATGCAGATATAGTTAAAAGTTTAGTTGAGGTTATTGATAGTTTTTCAGTAACCAAATCTTTAAAACAACAAGCAAGTAACTTTTATAATCTACCTGATGATTATTACTTTATAAATAAAGTAAATTACTATCCTAACTATATTTCTGGTGCAGTCACAACTGGATCAGCAACAAATAAACTTATAGACGCAAACGCAACTTTTGTAACAACTGGCACTGTGAAAGCAGGTCAATATGTAGTAAATACTTCTACAGGTAGTTATGGAGGTACAAGCGCATACGTTGTTAGTGTAGATAGTAATACCCAGTTAACTTTATCAGCTAATCCATTTGGTGCAGCAGCAACTGTAGGAAATTCTTATGCAATATTTACAACTGCTGGTATAGTTGAGGTAGAAAGAGTTAATCAAAATAAAATATTCTATTTAAATAATTCTCCACTCACAGCGCCTTCATTAGGGTATCCAGCTTACGTATTAGGTGGAGCTACAACAAAAATTACAGGAGATGGTGATACAGGACAGCTAGGCAATACGATTACTGTTTATCCTGAAACAATTACACAAAACGGTTCAGTTAGTGCAGAATACATACGATATCCATCTCCGCCTAAATGGACATATTTAAATGTAGGTGGAACAACAGGTAGTCCAGAGTTTGATAGCAGTCAATCAGATTATCAAGATTTCGAATTACCTTTGTCAGATGAACCAAATATAGTCGCTAAAATATGTCAATACATAGGTATTGAGATTAGAGAAGCAGATGTTTATCAATTCGGTAAACAAGAAGAAATGTTAGATAATCAAACACAAGGATAATATATGGCATACATAAATGATTTTGCATATTATAATAATTCAGGAGGAACACCTGTAGACAAAAACTGGGGTACGTACCAGTTTGTATCATTAGATGAAATTGTAAATAATTTTATGTTAATGTATCAGGGCAACAATTCTCTTGTAAATAACATAGAAAGATACCAAATACTTTTTCACGCAAAACGTGGTATACAGGAGTTGAATTATGATGCTATGAAAGAAATTAAAGTTTTGCAACTTGACCTGAATGAAGAATTAAGATTTATTCTTCCGCATGATTATGTAAACTGGGTTAGAATATCTTACTATAAGGATGGTCTATTGTTACCATTAACAGAAAATATACAAACTGGTTGGGCTACTGCCTATTTACAGGATAACGATTCAAAAATACTTTTTGATCAAGATGGTAATGTACTAAAACCGCAGGATTCTGAGCTAGACATATCTTTTCATAGCGGAGCAAAATCTATTTATTTAAATCAAAATAGCCCTTTTCATGGATGCGAGGGTGTTTGTATAGATG